ATCAGATTCTCGCCGAACTCGATTCGCTGCGTCGATGTATCCGGCACATCGGCAAGGTAATCCAGAACCGGATTTTCATCCTCGTCGAAGCGGACGATTAGGTAGCCGCCGAGCGGGTCGAACAGGGTACTTCTCAACACCTGCCATGCCGAAAGGTAATCCCTCGTTGCTATGCTGGCCGAGCCAGCAAGATCGCAGGCCCCAAGATTAAGGCGCTGATTCACGTTCACCTGCGCGTTGTGCTGCGTCAGGATATGTTCCCAGATCTCCGATGCTGTACCATCCGTGGCAAACGGACGAAGGATACTATCCAACAGGAACGCCAGCACACCCTCTACGACGACCCTGCGGTTCTCGTACAGATCGCGCTCGTCCTCGATCGCACGTCCGATCCAGATTAAGGTATCATCCCGATAGACCTTGACGCGGCTTTTCAGCTTTTCGATCACGCCGTAGTGCGGGTGCTCCTTCGGGATCGTGAACGTCAGTTCACCCGGCTCGTTCTTCTTCTGTGTCAGCGTTGGCTCGACCACGAACAGGTCTGGCAAACGCGGGTCATATAAGACGTAAGAATCACAGAGGATACGGTACATCAGAACGCTCCTTTCCGATAGGTGAACGTAATCGAACCCGTCCCCGTGATTTCAATCTCCGTGTCGCCCTCCAGGAGCACCAGTGACGGAACAACATGCGAGCCAGCCGCTAGGTTAATCGTATAAACTACGCCTCCGATCGTGAACGCGAGCGACATCTCGGGGGAAACGGTGATCACCGGCACGACCGGCATGCGCGTGTTCGTCAGCGTCACGGTCGCGCTACCCGAGGGAAGAACGGTAATCGTAGTCTCAAAGTGCTCCAGCTTGTATGGTTTCGCACGGCATTCCAGCGACAGTTCGCAGTATCCAGCGTGCCGTTCGATATCCTCTACCGTAACCCGCGCGTCGTAATAGTACGTCGGGTCGCGGTCGAAGATCACATTCATGCGCCGGCCGTGTACATCCGCCGCAAAAGCTGAAACCAGTGCGTCGAACGGCGCGCGCGCGTACAGCGTCAACGGGATGATCCGGTCGGCATATCGTACCGCACCGAACGCCTCGGACAGGTCGAGCGCGCCGTCGCGACCGGGGATCTCCACGAAGTTCATCTGCGGTTCCGGCATGGGGATGGCGTAGGGCGCGACGATCAGGCCGTAGTCTGCGCGCGCCCATTTGGTTCCGAATCGGATATCGCTCACGTCAGCCGCTCCTTTCGTCTCCGGATCGCGCCCAACGCGTCGTCCATAGCCGGCGCAAGCCATCCGATGGTGGCGCCGGTGTCTGCGACCAGCTGCATCCCGGCGAGCTGCGGTAAGTACCGCCGTACCTCGGAGATCAGGATATCCAATTTCTCTGATAAGAGATCGCTTGTAAACCCGAACCCGACGCTCTTCGGCAGGTTTGTCAGCACGTCGATCGCGCCAACGTCCACGCTGGTCGGGATTGTGCTTTGGATTTGTTTGTTCACGTCCTCCATGGCATCAGTAAATCCAACGCCGACGCTGTCGCCCATGTTCTCGCCGATCCCGACGAACACCTTAGAGGGCGACGAGATGCCGAGCGCTTTCTTCGCGCTCCTGACGATGCTGGAGAAGAAATCGCGCACCTTCGAAGCCAGCCACGAGGCCATGCTCTTGATGCCTTCCCACAAGCCGCCGACGATGTTCTTGCCGATCTCGACCATGGACGACACCGACTGACTAAGTCCGTTCAATAAGGCGGATATGATCTGCGGTAGTGCGGCGATCAGTTGCGGGATCGCCTTGATCAGGCCCAGAGCGAGTTGAACCGTCAGTTGGATGCCCATGGTCATGAGCATGGGCAGGTTCTGTGTGATAAAGTTAATGATGCCCGTGATCAGCTTCGGCAGCGCTTCGATCAGCTTCGGCAGCGCGCGGATGATGCCCTCCGCCAAGCCCTTCACGATCGAAAACGCGGCGGCGAGCACCTTGTCCATGTTATGGAGCAGCGTTTCGCAGATCAGCAGCACCGCCTCTACCATTGCAGGAATCAGCGTCGGCAATGCGTCGCCAATGCCCTGCACGATCGAAGCGATCATCTCAATGGCGGCTTCCACAATGGCCGGCAGATTATCGACGATGCCTTCCACGAGTGCAAGCACCAGCTGCAGTGCGCCATCGGTGATTTGCGGGAGTGCTTCGATCAAAGCGGTCAGGATCGTCATGACAATCCCCAAGGCTGAATGGATCAGCAACGGCAGATTATTCAGGATTGCGCCACCAACAGCCATGATGATGTTCAGCCCCAGATCCAAGAACATCGACAGCTTCTCAGCAATGATGTTTGTTATGCCGCCCAGCGCTGTGCCGATTGCCGCGCTGATCGCTTCAAAGTCGCCGTTTGCTTCGTTGATGGCGTTTCCAAGCGAAGAAAACACATCGGTTATGCCTGCAGAGACCTCGCTTACCATGGGCAAGAAAACGCCCTGTAGAGAACGCTTTGTCCCTTCCATGGCTGCATCCAGGTTGTCATACTTGATTTCGCTGATTTGAGACAGCGCGTCGTAATTGGCAAACGCCGCTTCCTCCATGCCGGCAAGCACCGGCAGGACATTGGCTTCCAGATCCTCATACATGGTGCCGAACAGCGCGACGGCGGCAGAATTTTTCACCATCGGATCTTTCATGGCATCGAGCGCGCCTACAACTTCGAAGAACGCTGTCTGCGCTTCTTTCCCACCCGAAGCAAAGCGGTTCATCATGGTTTCTGCATGCATGCCGAGCTTCTGAAAGGCTGCGACGGTACCGGAGCTGCCGTCCTTTGCACGGACGTTGAACTCCTTGACGGCATCTCCAACCTTATCGATGGAGAACACACCTGCATCCGCGCCGCTGACAAGGCTGGCAAGAAACTGGTCAGCGGACAGCCCAAGAGCTGAGTACTGTGCGGAATACTCATTCAGCGTATCGAGAAGGTCGCCGTTTTTATCTGCGCCGTTTTGCGCGCCGACGGCGATGATGTTATATGCGTCTTCCGCACGCACGCCAAAGTTTTTCATGAGTGCGCCTGCTGCCCGCGCCGATTCCTGCAGATCAAAGCCGAAGGTGTCGCGCAATGCAAAACCGGACTGGGTCGCCTTTTCCAATTCAGCGCCCAGGAGCCCCGTTGTCTTTCGTACAATCGAGAGCCCCTCGGCTACATCCGCCATGCTTTCACCGAAATTGTGCTTGTATACGTTCCGGGCGATCACACCGAGTTCTTCCAGCTCGGCTCCCGTTGCCCCTGTGGAAGCTGAAATCTGGTTGACGGATTGATTGTACTCATCTCCCAGTTTGACCAGGCTGACCCCGGCAGCGACTGCCGCCGTTCCTATGGCGACTACAGCTGCCCCGATGGCAACACCGACCCCTTTGACAACAGAACCGAGCTTCTCAAACTTCAATCCTGAAGACTCCGTCTCCAAGCCTGCTTGTTTGAGTTTGCTCTCAAATCCGTCCGCCTGATTGGCGGCATTGTTCAATTCCTTCGCTACATCATCCAGCGCGGTTTCGTTTGCACCAAGTTCGCGCTCCATACCGTTGAGCGCGGCGTTGGCGTTGTTGAGCTGAATCTGCCACGCCTGCGTGCGTTTATCGTTCTCCCCAAAAGAAGAAGCCGCGTTCTGCAACGCGGCCTCGAGGGTTTCGACCTTGTCCTTTTGAGCGTCGATCTCTTTTCGCAGGACTTGATTCCGGGCGGTCAGAGCGCCGGCCGATTTGTCCTGCTTGTCGAACTGGGAGGTGACGAGGTTCATCTCGCTCCCGAGAATCTTGAACGACTGGTTGATCTCGGAGAGCGATTTCTTGAATTGGGCCTCTCCCTCAATTCCGATCTTGAGTCCGAAGTCTGAATTGCCCATGCTATCACCTCCCTATGTTGAACGGCGCAAAAAAACGACCCGAAGGTCGTTCTATTTCGATAAGTTCAGGCCTAATGCCTTAAAAGCATTTTATCGTTTTGATTTCGCTGTTATCTCACACACTCTCAGTATATAAAAGGAATTATCTTGTATTTCACTTTCTTGGTGTATTGATCCCAAAGCTCTCCGTATTTCGCCTTACAAATTTTGTCGTCGTCAGCTTGCCGCGTTAACATCAGGCCAACATAATATGCCGGATATAGCCACAGCACCCAGATACCGGGATAGCCTGCAGCAAGGACGATCGCGACCGCCTGAATGATTTCACCCAGATAGTTGATGTGCCGGCTTACGCCCCAGAACCCGTTGGCGAGGAGGGTGCGGTTGCCGTCGGTCAGCACCTCCGGTTTGATCCAGAGGAAGCTCCGCTCCGGCGAAATCTTAAAGAAATATTTCTGCATGTTTGCGCCGCGCGTCAGCACCCAACCACCGAGGAACAGGACGCCAGCGAAAATCGTTTGCCACGCGGGATGGCCGGGATTCGGAAGCTGCGCCGTGAACCAGAGCGCGATGGAGTAAAAATACGGATAAAACGCGAGGCAACCAAAGCCCAACTTGAACCCGACGCGCTCGGCAATAAAATCGTATGTCCAAAGGTGAATTTTCTCGAAGATCAGATAATCAAAGCAGAACCACGTCAGCATCGCGCTGCCGAGCAAGAAACCGGGGTTCAGCGCCCCGGCATGCGTGATATGATACGCCGCAAACGACAACACGTTCAGCTGGAGCATCACGGCGCCGATCAGATAGAGCCACAGCTTTGCGTCGATCAGACCGTTCTTGATTTGCGGATCTCTCGTCCTTCCAAACCAGAAAT